CGAGCAACGAACTTACGCTCGGTGCCAGTGTTGTAGTGGAGGTAACCACCGTGATATTCGAACTGGGCTTTAACAAACTTGGTCATCTCTGTGTTCCTTTTTCTTCACTCTATATCTCCTTATAGGACATATTTCGAAAAAAGGCAACAGTTATTTTTAAAAAGTTTTGATGGCAGCCCCCGCACCGCCCCATCAAAGATCATACGACCTTACCCACACCGAGTACTGGCAGGTAGCCTCGGCAGACCAGAAAGTCAGCAGCACGTCTGTTCGTAGATGTGCTGCCCTGCAGACTTTGCAACTTTAACGGACTTTGTATGAAAGGGGACATGGTTGAGAATCTGAACCTTATATCCCTTAGGAGCGCTTCTGACCGTGATGACAGTATCCTGTCTCACATGGTCGTACAGCGTGAAGTACACTTCGCATGTCACTTCGTCTCTATGTCTAATCCATTCAAGCATTTACTATCAATACAGCTGAATGAGTTAAATGTCAACTACTTCTTGCGACCGATGTTGTATTTGGAGACGAGCGTCCATTGATCCTTCTCCTTGAACGGAAGGATCTTGACCTGGTTCAGTGGTAGGCGTGGCTCTGCAACTTTCTTGTCGTCAACGATCTTCACAAGGCCCCACTCTTCAAGGAGCTTAGCGATTGTGTTCCTACGACCGATATCATCATCGGAGAAGTTTGCAGGCTTGCCATCAAGCATGAACAGTTCTTTGAAGTGGACAATGTAGTACTTGCCCTGCTTGTGAAGAATGTGACATGATTGATACAGCGTCTGGTCCTTACGCGATGCAACTCCTACTCTAGTAAGAGTTTCTTTGACCTTTAGGAAGTCGTCCTGTTCACCGAGGCGAACCTCGATCAGACTATCTACTAAACTCATTGTATTCCACCTTTATTATTTTTATTCTTTATAGTTTCCAATTGTTGTTTAGTAAGTAGAGATAGTGCTTGAACTGCCTTTGCGTAGTTGTACCCATAGTGTTCCATAACTAACTGTATATCACTATCATCGTGCTTTTTAGCCCACTTACTGAACCTCTTTCGAGGCGTAACAGTATTTATCAGATAGTGATATTGTAGCAACCCGTCCATGTGGTGGATCATGTTGCAACGGTTAGCGGCAAGGATAGTATCAGAGAAGTATGACATCCCTCTGTTGACTACGAACGGAACATACTTCTGCTCTGCTAGAGCATCCTGCATGATATCCTTGCCACTGTTGATTGAGTTGATGTAGTCGAACGGGTTCATTACTTGAACTCGCAGTCGATCATCACCTCCAGAAGACACGCCGTGTTGTTGATCTCATGGTCAGCAACGAATGCAGCCTGGTACTGATACTTAGCCAGGATGAGAACAAGTTGGGGAACAGAGTGTGCCTGGAAGTACTTTGCAGCGTTGTCGTAGAACTCTCTATACAGAGCAGCAGTGTCAGTGTCCGAATGTTCACCAACCCACTTACGAACCTGACTAAAGTTCTTGTCCTTCATTGAGTCGAGAAGCTCCTTGATAGCTTCCTGCGTAGTGTTGACAAGGACACCAGAGTCGATCTTACCAGTAGCAGAGTAGCGCTGGAGCTCGTTGATTAGACGGCGCCAGTCAGGCAGATGCTTCTTGAGAAGCTCTGCCACAGCAGCCTTCTCAAAGGGAACGTTTTCATTGTCGAGGATAGTGGTCGCTCTTGCCATCATCTGCTGAGCGAGATGGGGCAGATCCTTCTTCGAGAACTTGAACTCGACGATCGAACAACGAGAGTGTAGAGGCTCGATGATTCGGTTGACAAAGTTACGGGTGAGAATGAACCCACAGTTCTTCGAGAACTCTTCCATGAAATTACGAAGAGCAGGCTGTGTCGAGTTTGCGTTCAAGTAGTCAGCCTCATCGAGGATGACATACTTCCTCCCTCCACTAAGTGACATTGCAGATGCAAACTCAAGGATCTCATTACGCAGGGTGTCGATGTTTCCATTCATCGATCCATTAACAACGAGATAGTCACAGCCCAGCTCTTCGAGCATTGCACGTGCGATGGTGGTCTTACCAACGCCCGCGCTCCCTGCCAGGATCAGGTTGGGCACATTCTTCTGGTCAACGAATTGCTGAAACGTGGCCTTTAGCTCGGCCGGAAGGATAGTGTCAGCAACGGTCTTGGGACGATACTTTTCGACCCAGAGAAACTCTTCCATAATATAACTCCATAATAAAGGGGGGCTTATTAGCCAACAGTGGAGTGCGCGTCAAGAACAATCCAGTATTCAACGTCTTCGCCCTTGAGGTGAGCGAACCGATCCGTTATAGTCACATTATAGTCACAAGTCAACAGCTTAAGTTTGTCTGCCGACATAATAAGTCTGAACGTCTTGTCAGTCTCACCAACCTCAACGCGGTAAGACGAACTCGAGCTGTTCTTCGAGTCACTAGCTTCCAAGTATACAACACCACCCTCACCGGTGACAGATACTTCGGGAGCTCCGATCATGCTAAGAGCCTTCAACGTGCGTTGAAGAGCGTCAGCAGTCAGCTCGAATTGAACGACAGGATTGTCTGCGACTAGCTCCTTATCAGGAGCAACAACGATAACGGCAGGATCAGCATACAGGTAGTTGATCTTCTCCTTACCTGAACCAATCTTTACGGATCGCTCACCAAAGTCCAGCTCGGCGCTCTCGAACATCGTATACGCACCCAGGAACCTCATCAGATCGTAGATAGCGAACTCTCTATCGAACGTTGTAGGAACAGTTGCCTTAGCCAAGATAGTCTTGGCAGGAGAGATGGTACGAATAACATTCCCTGGCTTAAACTGTAGGGAGGGGTTGATCATCGAGAACGCCTTGAGCGTCTGGATAGTTTTCACATCAAGCATCATATAATATTATCCTTACTTCTTCTTCTTCAACTTCGAAACGTCTGTCGTAGCCGAAGCTCCGATCTGTGCAAGGTCGACCAGCGATCCACCGAACACATACGAACCAACGTGCTGCAACTTCATCCATGGGCACAGCCACACCTTCATACCGGCATGACGAACCCACTGACAGAACATATAGTCTTCCGACAGATAGCGGTTCGAGTATTCACCCTTGACGATACCAGAGCGCTTATCACCCAGGAACGCAATAACCTCTTCCTTGGTAGGATTAGGATTCTTCTCATAGAACGCTGTGATTTCAGGGACAAGATTCTGAGACTTATCGTCGATCAGAGCATCAAAGAATGCCATGATCTCACGCGTGCCATCGAAGTGCTCGGTGCGAACGTGATCAGGCTTGTACATCATCTGAGGGTAGGTCTCTTGAAACTTCTCAAATGTGTTGCGGCGGATCATCATGAAGCCAGTGCCAGCTTCGAGAACCTCTACAGGCTCACCGAGAGGGATCTGCTCCTGACCATTGGCAGGATTGAACACATAGTCACCGACGAAGTTTTCCAGGTTGTTAGGATCTTCATCAGCAAAGCCCTTGTTGACAGCTGCGGTGATCTTCTCCCATGAGATGCACTTCTTAGGATATGGACCAGCGAGGATGTCGTAGTCGTCCTGTGTATGATCAGGGTTCTGCAGAGCAAGCAGAGCGATCACATCATGAGGGTTGAAGCCGATGTCCGAGTCGATGAACATCAGGTGAGTATCACCCGAACGCATAAACTCATCTGCGCAGTAGTTACGAGCACGAGTAATCAGAGACTCGTTAAACAGGAAGTAGAACCTTACCTGAATGCCGTAATGAGTGCATAGTGCTGAGAGGTCAGCAACCGAACGAGTGAACATACCCGCACACTGTCCACCGTACATTGGAGCTGCTACGAACAACTTACGCTGCTTGAGCTCCTCTACTGGAACCTTAATCTCAATTCCCATTTGCTTCATCCTTTACTTTGCGGGGACGTCCACGTCCTCGTTTTACTGGTTCTTCGATTTCAATAACTTGGTTGACGACTGGCTCGAGACGATCTTCGATGTCATCAGATACTACTTCGCCATACTTCGCATCGTGCTCCTTGCCGATACCATATGACCCATCATACTTCGACAGAGCCTCTGCATCGAATGACAGATACTGTCCAATACGAGTGCCTGGCTTAATCTTCATAGGTCCACAAGTGACATGCATTACCCCAGCCATGACACCATGATACCCACTATCATAAAGACCGGAAGTGAGGAACACACCATTGCGGTTAAGAGTGGAGCGAGTGATTACCCAGCCAGCTTCACCTTCTCCGACCTCGATGACGTTCTCCATAACGACTTCGTAGTGACCTTCTTGAAGGGTGTAGTAGCCGTCAGCGCCTGGAGTTAGCTCGACTGATCCACGGTGAGTCTTCTGTTCTTCATCGATAACAAAAGCACCAGGACGGATGAAGAACACCTTGCCGAGACGAAGGTCTACGGCATTAGGTTGAACGTCCTGCTCTTGTACATTGGTAAGAGATGACCTGGAGTCAGGTCCTGAGATATGTTTCATTCTGTATCCTCACGTGTTGCATACATCATAAGCACGATGTAGTGAATAGCTTTAAGAAGGTCTTTCCGATTGTTGCCACCCTTCTTGCCGAAGCGGGCCAGATACTTGATTGCAGTATCGCGAGCGGTGGTGTCGAGAGAGCCAAGCGACTCCCAGAAGTCTACGGTCTGGATCTCTCCGTTACCAACATAGTGCTGTCCGTAGGTGGAGTCAATGTACTTCTTGACTTCTTGAAGGATATCACCTTCCATGTATTTATACTGAACGATCCGATCAGTCTTGTTAGCGTCAGTCATTTCTTCCTCAATTCTCTCAGCAGTTTTCATCACTTACACAACCCATTAATGTAGTCACGGTTAGCCTTAGCTAGGGCAATCCGACTCTTATCCGCTGTTCCGAAGTTAAAGTCAACTTCCTTTTCGAACTTACCGTCAATAAGTCCTGTCGGCGAACTATCGAATGAGATGTTGTTCAGACCAGCCCAAATAGCTGCTGACGAGTCCCAAGTATCGATGTCGAATTCAGAGCACAGCGAGATCTCATTAGGACCATCTACCATCCCGAGGAAGTGAATCTTCTTGTTGTTACTCTGAGCAAGAAAAAGGATACCACGGTTCTCGAGCTCCTTCATCATATGAAAGCGACTGACATAGCGCTGCAGCTTGTTGTCCTTCTCAACTCCATAAGCATTAGGAACGCCGAGGATCGACACGCCAATGTAGTCGACGAGAGGTGAGCTGGCAGCCCAGGCAAAGGTAGCGATGTAGTCTTCGAGGTCTCCGATCTCTGACTGAGGAACAAAGAACGTTCCGAAGCCAGCTTCCCTAAACTTAGGAGCTAGCTCTACAGCAGCTTGGATCGTCTTCGATCCCTTCTCGTTAGGATAGTCAGACATCACGATGTAGTCAGCACCTACCTGCTTACCCATCTCAATCAGCTTGTCGGAAGGATACATTGGCTTACCCTGCTTGTACATTTCGAAAGCAGAGTTGTCTAGGATGTATACCCATTCAGAACTGCGTGAACGGTTCTGATACCACTCACGGTAGTATGCGTCATCCTCAACGAGGTGAGCTAGAAGCAGATGACTTCTCTGATGGTTACAGAATTCAGAAAGTAAAGGCGTAGGTGCAATGTGACAAAAGTCTACCATAATATCTCCATGATAAAAAGAATCCGTTGACACTACATCATTTCTAGTGAAATGTCAACGGAGTAAATTAGTGAATCTGGTGGACTGGGACGCGGTGTGCGCTCTTACCAGTCTCTACGTGTGCGTAAGGAAGGCCACCCATTTGTACGACCTTCTGCATCGTTCCTGTGATCTTCTGCTTTGAAGTAGGGTGTGTGAACGATACCTGCTTGCCCTTGAGCTTTCTTACGCGCTCTGCGTGGGCCTTGATCTGCTCACTCTCGCTAAGGATTGTTGTGGATTCTTCTACAAACTGATTTAGAGTCTTCACGTTGTCTTCCTGGAGAGCTGGACACTTTCCACCCTTTGAAGGTGGAACGTGAGTGGGGCCACAACGGCCGCAGGGAGTAGCCTTAGCTGCCTCTGTGATGCCCTTGCGGAGGATCTTTTGTACTAGGATATCGTCAGCCATATTAGTCCCTATTCGTATTCAGCATAGCGCCCATTCTCGTTATCTTCAGAGACTGAGATCTTCAATTTGCGTCCAGTGTATTTAACTTTACTCAGCACTGC